GGGTTTATTAATGAGGACACTCCACCGCAGAAACTTAGCGGCTGTCTAGGTCATCCGACCGTTCGTCCTGTCCCGCGATCAGATGCTTTATCGCGCAGGTGTAACCTGGAGCGCCTCAACCTAGTCTAACTAAACCAGTACACTGCCACACAAAGTGACCCTACAGCAACCACGATATAGGCCCAAATCACAGGGTCCTTCAGATTCAAAATGCCCATCTTCTTCTCCTTATGTAAGAACAGTTAGCCGGACAGGAACAACCCCATCCTCAACCATTTCTAACTGCTCTGCTGCGCCTCTACTGAGGTCGATACTCCGGCCCTCTACGAAAGGGCCCCTGTCGTTGATTCTAACGACCACCTGGAGGCCATTAGAGAGGTTCTCTACCAATACCCTAGTCCCAAAAGGGAGGCTTCTGTGAGCTGCTGTGAGGCTCTCAGGGGCCATCAGTTCACCGCTCGCTGTCGTCCTTCCTGGGAGACTGTACCAGGACGCTTGTTGTGATCGGGCTATAGTAGCTGTGGGGTGAATAAGGGCTATCAAAACCATCATCAGCAAGAACTGTACAGATAGTCTGAACATCTTTACTTTCACGCGCATTCCAATCTTCTTCTAGATAACGAAGATACTCTTTAGCCTTATCTAGGTCTCTTTGGCCGTCCTTCGCATCAAACCTCATGATGTACTTTATGATATTAGCCCTAAGAGCATCCAGTTTGTTAGCTCTAATGAACTCTATGGGTTCAATCTTCCACCTGCTATAGTGAGTAGGGTTTTTAGTCGTCATTATTATCCTCCAGAACACTCCATGAAGTGATTACTTTGGACAGGATCAGGGATACTCCCTTACACTCTTCTTCTGTTAGCTCGGCAGCAAGGATAACCCACTCATCATTCTTTTCTAGGAGCCATCCTACACTAATCACCTTGCTCGGGGTAGCTATTTTAGCGTCACTTATGTTCATCCAGGCCCCACCCCCATCATCTACTATAGAACAGTGATCGAGCCAACCAATTTTGATTAGGGCAGGTCGCTTACTTACATTTAGAATGTTAGACACCACAGATTCCTTCCTTGCAATTTTCATTGAACTCAATGTTCTCTTCTAGTTCTTTTCCTAGGTGCTCAACAGCTTCTGCATAAGGTACAGAATTAAGAGGCTGACCCCCACGAGCCCCATCAGGGTAACATGTAAGGCCACGTAGACGAGGAGCATAGTGGGCAAGTGTGGTTGTAAAGTCCTTAAGTCGATCAGCGTCCAAACCCTCCACGCCGAGAGCAGGAAGGTTAAGAGTACTGCTAATTCCCATATCGACATAGTCTTGTACCTCCGCTTGGAACTTAATCCTTTTCTTATAGTCCCCAGCTAGTGTGATGCTTGTCTCGATAGTGTCTGGGTCCACCCCTTGTTCTATTAAGTTGTGGGCCACGTAATCGACATGGTACTGATACTTCCATTGTGTACCTCTAGTGAGATACCTGCGTTTGTAGGCGATGGCGTAGACGGGTTCAATGCCTGTAGTAGTTCCCGCAAGTATTCCGATAGTTCCTGTAGGTGCAATCGCTCTATTGGCAACAGGGGTCGATACTCCGAGTCGGTACGAGAAGTCCCTGGAAACAGTGTCCGAGACTCCTTTATAGACACGTAACCAGTCGTGAAGTTCACGTGTAACTTCATACTTCTTTCCTTTCTGGATCAACCACTCGTGAATCCCCATAAGCCCGAGGCCAAGTCTTCGGTTCTTTTCACGGACTTCCGCAATTTTAGCATAAGGTAGATCGGCGCGGAGAGTACCACAAAGGAGGAACTTAGTAGAAAGGGCCACCACATCGGAAAAATGTCCAATGCTTCCAATCCTGCTGAGATTGATAGACCCAAGATTACATACATCTGAGTCGTCACAAGAGGATACCTCTGTGCAAGCGTTACGAAGGGTCTCGTTTTCCTTATCAAAGAAGTTGAAGGAGAATCCGGGTTCTCCTGTAGTAAGTGCTTGCTCCACATTTCTACGAAAGACTTCACCTGGGTCTCCTGTCTTTATAAGGTTCATCAACCAGTCAGTATCGTAGTTGACACTGACATTGGTTCCATCTAACGGTGCGGGCCAGTTGTAATCTATTCTCTTCACGTCAGCTAAGGAGAGTTTGGTCCCTGGAACCACCGTTCTGTCCCAGTTCTTAGTCTCCAGGAACTCACCCACATCCGGGTGTGAATGGAGTAAGGAGGCGTACACTGCTGACCGTCTACTACCTCCCTGCATAACTCTACGACCGATCTCATTGACCATGAGCATTTTGGGTATCGGGCCTGAAGCCACCCCTCCAGTGCTCCTAATAGGGGAGCCAGCTTCTCTATATCGGGAGTAATCAATCCCAATTCCACCGCCTGTAAGGAGACAGCTCTCACTTTTCCAGCTGAGATTAGCCCAGTCTTCCCTACTATCCTCTTCAGCTCGGAGCAGATAGCAGTTGTTGAAGAACTTCTTTTTCCTCCCGGCATAGTACAAGTACCTCCCACCTGGAATGAATTGCATGGAGGAGATCATTTCCACCAGTTCATCCTTCTCGTCTTGGGGTAACAACTCCAGGCACACGTCCTCAACTAGTGTCCTTGCTAGTTCATACCAGGACTCACAACCCTCGTGACGGTACTTGTTGTTGAAAGTAGTTACAGACAGCTCACTGCGAAATGGATACGGTATATCTTTTTGCACACTCTACGTCCTTTTGGGTTGCTTCTTACGATTTGCTGTCTTACCTATAACTACGGCCCTCTTGCCTAGCCCAGAGCCCTTACGCTTGGCATCAGGGTGGTCCACCTCCATACCAGGGCCAGGATTGAGACGAGCATTGTCCTTGTTGCGTTGAGCCCTACGTTTCTTCTGTTCAGGTGTGCCGTGGTAGTTGTCGTATTCTTTTCTATAATCCCTTACCATCAATCTTCTCCTCCGGTGCATTCACCGTGTTATTATGTTCATCTACACACAAGATATTCACACCAGGAACACTAATCTCCTGACGGGATATATCTCGTGCTACTAAACACTCTTCTACTGTTTTGTACGTAGCTACAGTCTTGTGAATGACCTGCCCCCCTACTAGGATAGCTACAAACACGAGGGCGTACACTAGACTTCACTTTCATCAAAGTGGCACTTCACTGGAAGATTGTTAATCTCGCTAGGGCACTCAGGCATCTTGTAACCTATGATACGATCATCAGACTTGTCATCTGGGGTCCCGTTGTCATCGTACAAGGGGTTAGGACACCCTACAGCGAACACAGCCCACCCCTTATGCAAGTCATTCCAAACAGGGGTAAATGACATAGCTGCAGCAATACAAGGAACAGGAGAACTGAAGTCAGCCCCTAGAGGAGGAGCACCTTTCAACTCTTCTGTATCAGTTAGCTCTACAATCTCTCTCATGCACTCCATCTCACCATGGCTGATCTTCCACTCGTAATTGTGGTAGTTACGAACTTCGGGTGGGACTATCTGGTCTCCGTCCTTGTAGTCGTTGATAGAGATAATTTTCTCAGAGCCGTCAGGGAGGATAATAGTAACAAACTCCTCAATACGACAGCTGATAATGGTTATAGCCCGAGGGGCTTCAACTTTCTCTAGGCTCGCAGGTGTAGCATCTACCACCCACCACAGCGTAAAGACCGCCGCAAGAATAGCACCAACTATAATCTTGTTGTTCGTTTTCATTGAGTTGTTCCTCTAGTGTAGGCTCATAGCGCGGCTTCTTAGGGACTACACGCTTCTGATACTTAGGTGTACGAAGGTCCTTAGCAATATGGTTCTGCCGCCTAGTCCGTCTCTTCTCCGGGTTGTAACTCATAATTCTCCAGCCAGTCCTCCAACCAACGAGGTAACTCCAAAAGGCCATTACGATATAACACTGCTAGAGCGTCCTCTGGGCCAAGATCATTCTCCTCAAGAATCTCCTCTAACGAAGAGACCTTAAGCCACTCGTACATAATATCAGCGGGCTCTAGCATTGGTCAAATGTCCATAAGTTTTTCTTAGTCTTGTCATGGATACTGCCTCCAGGTCGTAGTTACCGTTCTCTACCTCTCGTTTGATGAATACCCCAGGCCAGTACAGTGCGTTAGCCTGACCAGCCCAATCATGGAAGTAGTCAAAGAAACAACCAGCCACTAGGGATTGAACTTTAGTACCATCCAACCTAGTGCGGATGCACTGGTCAAAAAGATGAAGATGGCCCACCGTAGATGACATAAAGCGCTTTTGTATAAGAGAGTAGGCGGGGTGTTCCCCGGAGATCGCTCGTCCCATAACTCCTGACACGAGGTAATGAGCATAATGAATGCCCCCCACACGGATAATACCAGGACTGTCCCCATTATATCGAACCACGTCATCGTAGTACCTGTCCCATTCTAAATCTCTAAAGGATACTGCCCCATTTAGTTCGGGCATCTTACTGGTGACACGAGAGATACGCTCTTCGTGGTTGCCCTCAAGGATGATACGTCTAGGCATCTTACGTTTACGAG